TCAACGCCGAATGGCTTGGGTTAGTCTTAGTAGTATGGTCGTTTTCGCTTTACTACCACTTCTGCCCTTCATACCTGAGTCTCGTTTGTCCACTTTGGCTTCTCTGAGTGACATGCTCTTCTTGAGTCAAGCAAGTATCGTGGGTCTTTATTTCGGTGCAACTGCCTACATGGCGAAGAGCCGATGATGTGGCAAATCTCTGCAGGTTTAGGACTCGCTCTTGCGTTAGCTCTAGGCAGCTTCAAACTGTATTACGACAAGACTGAGGCAGAAAAAAACGCTTTGCAAGCTGAGGTTCAACAGGCACTCCGCAACCAAGCTTTGTTAGAGACGACCATCGCAGACCAAAATCTTGAGATCCAAGAACAGCAAAAAAAACAACAAGCAGTCTTGATGAAGATCGACCAGCTAACGCAAGAGCATCAACTGGCGATGAGGGAGGTCGACGACATCAGAAAAAAGTTCGCGAGGCACAATCTCGATGTGCTGTCTTTGCGAAAACCCAAACTGATCGAGAAAATAATCAACCGCGGCACTGCTGATGTACTCACAAATTTGGAAAGCATTACCGATCCTAGTTCTTAGCGGCTGCAGCGCAATCGAGCGCGCTCCGCAAGTGGCTCCGGTTGAAGTGGTCACCATAGAGAAGCCGGCCCCCGTTTATCACCCTCCATTGCCCAGCGCGATTACAACAGTACCCGTTGAGTGGACTGTCCTAACGCCTGAAACAATGCAAGAATATCTGGATGACTTGGCGCAGGGCAACGCGCCTACAAACGCATTTTATGGATTGACAACCAAAGGTTATGAGAATCTTAGTAGCAACATGGCTGATGTTATCCGCTATATCCGTCAGCTTACATCGATTGTTGAATACTATAAGAATTTGGAGGCTGAAGATGATACCGAAGAAAACGAGTGAAGAGGGTATTGCGCTTATCAAAAAGTTTGAGGGTTGCGAGCTAGAGGCGTATCGCTGCTCAGCGGATGTGTCAACCATTGGTTATGGCCATACTAAAGGCGTACAGGATGGTGATACTTGCACGGCTGATGAGGCAGAGGACATGCTCAAGAAAGACCTCGAAGAGTTTGAGTTTTATGTGAACGATCTTGTCGAGCAGGATTTGAAACAAAGCGAGTTTGATGCTTTGGTTGCGTGGACCTTCAACTTGGGACCAACAAACCTTCGCACAAGCACGATGCTCAAGCGTTTGAACGAAGGCGACTTTGACGAGGTGCCTTACGAGATGCGTCGTTGGAACAAGGCTGGCGGACAGGTGCTTGATGGATTAGTTAGACGAAGAGAAGCCGAGGCGTTGTTATTCCAAGGGAAAGCTTGGGAAGATGTCTGAGGTAGCACTCAAAGATTTTGACATCCTCTCTGACCAAGAACGGTCAGAGGCGATGGCCTTACTCAAAAAATATGACCAGCTTGAAAAGCAAGAAGAGTGTCAGGCTGACTTCATATCGTTTGTGAAAAGCCAATGGCCTGACTTTGTAGAGGGCCGTCATCACAAGATTATCGGCGAGAAGTTCAACAAGATTGCTGAGGGTAAACTCAAGCGCCTTATAGTCTGTCTGCCTCCTCGACATACTAAGTCAGAGTTTGCGTCCACCTACTTTCCTGCATGGATGATGGGACTGCGCGGTAACCTGAAGATTATACAGACGACCCACACCGCAGAGCTTGCAACCTCTTTCGGTCGCAAGATTAGAAACCTGATTGATAGCGAGGACTACAGCGAAGTATTCCCAGACCTCAAACTGCAAGCCGACAACAAATCCGCAGGCCGATGGACCAGTAACAAGCAGGGTGAGTTTTTTGCCGCAGGCGTAGGCGGAGCAATCACGGGTCGTGGTGCTGACTTATTGATCATCGATGACCCAGTCTCAGAGCAAGATGCACTCAGTCCTACGGCGATGGACGCCGTATACGAATGGTACACGTCTGGTCCGCGACAGCGTTTACAACCGGGCGGGATCATCGTCATCGTTATGACACGATGGAGCACAAAGGATCTTGTTGGCAAGGTGCTGAAAAAGCAAGGCGATGATCATGCTGACCAGTGGGAGGTGATTGAGTTCCCCGCAATCATGCCCGAATCAGATACACCGCTTTGGCCAGAGTTTTGGAAGAAAGAGGAATTGCTCAGCGTCAAAGCCTCGCTGCCGGTTTCAAAGTGGAACGCTCAGTGGATGCAAAATCCCACTGCAGAAGAGGGTTCAATCGTCAAGCGTGAGTGGTGGAACAAGTGGGAAAAAGACGTGCCGGCATACAGCTACGTCATCCAATCTTACGACACGGCTTTCAGTAAGAAAGAAACCGCCGACTACTCTGCAATCACGACGTGGGCCGTTTTTGAATACATGGACGTGGAGCAAATAATCCTGCTTGACGCAAAACGTATGCGGCTGGACTTCCCAGAGCTGAAAAAATTAGCTTGGGACGAATACAAATACTGGGAGCCTGACTGCGTTTTGATCGAAGCCAAGGCGTCAGGAACGCCGCTCACCCAAGAACTTCGTCGCATGGGCATACCAGTGACAGCCTATACACCAAGCAGAGGTCAGGATAAGATTGCGAGGATGAATAGCGTTGCTCCGATTTTTGAGTCGGGCATGGTGTGGGCACCAGACGAAATTTTCGCTGAGGAAGTCATCGAGGAGATGGCCAGTTTTCCTTATGGCGATAACGACGACTATTGTGACTCCGCAACCATGGCGTTAATGCGGTTCAGACAAGGCGGTTTCCTTGCCCTAGACGGAGACTATGTCGAAGAGATCACTCCTATGCGACGTGACAGGAAGGTGTACTACTGATGGCGATTGAGCGAAGAGAGCAGCAGGCAGGGACCGCAGACGATCCAGACATCATTCCTTTGGGGAACGAGGTTGAGGTCATTCCAGAACCTAGTCGCGAAGACCAGATCCGCGAAGCCGCTCAAATACTTGTGCTCGAAGAGCAAATCCTAGTCGATGACGAGATCGACGCTCCAGTGGGCACAGCGCCAGTTGGTGACTTTAACGAAAACCTAGTTGATCGTTTGGACCAAGGCGAGCTATCTAGCCTGTCTAGTGACGTGTTGGCGTCAATCAAAGCCGACATCGAATCTCGCTCTGAATGGGAAAAAACTTTTACTGACGGTCTTAAGTACCTCGGCATGAAGTTCGATGAGTCACGATCTAATCCATTTCAAGGCTCTACCGGCGTTATCCATCCCATACTTGCTGAGGCGGTTACGCAGTTTCAGGCACAAGCTTATAAAGAATTGTTACCGGCAAAAGGACCAGTAAAGACCGAAATCGTTGGCGCTCGTAACGCAGAGGTTGAAGCGCAAGCAGAGCGGGTTCAGGACTTCATGAACTACTACATCATGAACGTGATGCAAGAGTACGATCCTGAACTCGACATGCTGTTGTTTTATTTGCCGCTAGCTGGCAGTGCTTTCAAGAAGGTGTATTTCGACACCGCAGCCAGCAAAGCCATGAGCAAGTTTATTGAGCCACAAGACCTTGTGGTGCCTTACGAGGCCACTGATTTGTTCAGCGCAGAGCGTGTGACTCACGTTTTGAGCATGTCAAAGAATGAAATACGAAAGCAGCAGCTCAGCGGATTTTATGCGGATATCGAGCTGAAGGGCGGTGCCTACCATCTTTCTCGTGACGAGATCGAGGAGGAGATTGACGAAATCGAGGGTCAGTCACCGGGCTATGCAGAGGATCGAGACCGCACAGTCTACGAAGTCCACACCATCTTGGATATACCGGGATACGAAGACGTAGGTCCAGACGGTCAGCCAACTGGTCTGAAGCTGCCTTACATCGTGACGATAGATGAGCCAAGCCAGCAGGTTTTGTCCATTCGTAGAAACTACATAGAGCAAGATCCTCTTAAGCAAAAGGTAAATTACTTCGTTCAGTATAAGTTTTTGCCGGGCTTAGGTTTTTATGGGTTGGGCTTGTCTCACATGATTGGCGGCTTGGCAAAAGCGAGCACGAGTATCCTACGTCAGCTCATCGACGCCGGCACGCTCGCCAACCTACCTGCTGGTTTCAAAGCCAGAGGTATG